CTCAATGCAGTAATTGAGATGATTCGTTATTACGATAAAGACCAATCTATAATTTATGTACCCCGTAGGGAAAATTTAGTTTTATCTCGCGCATTGAATCCAATGGGCAAGATGATGGTTGTCGTAGCGCGTAAGCCGTCTATTGACGGTGAGATGCGTGGACAATTCGACGACGTATTAGGTATTCAACTTCTCCGCAACCGTTTCGCCTTACTGGCAATGGAAGCAGCAGAGAAGAGTGTTCAGGCACCAATAGTATTACCACAAGACGTACAAGAACTCCAGTTGGGTGGCGATGCAGTAATTCGCACCGCTAACCCTGCTGGCGTTCGACGTGTCGAATTAAACATTCCACAAGGCGCGTTTACAGAAGCACAACTACTTAATCAAGAACTTCGTGCAGGCACTCGTTACCCAGAAGGACGTTCTGGTAACATTGATGCAAGCATTGTAACTGGTCAAGGTGTACAGGCACTTATGGGTGCCTTTGATACACAAGTTAAATCAGCACAAGCAATCTTTGCTTCTGCTCTACGTGATGTTGTTTCTCTCTGCTTTGAAGTAGATGAGAAAATGTTTTCAGAAGAAAAAACAATTCGTGGCGTAGACTCTGGTAGCCCATATGAGATTACCTACAAACCAACCAAAGACATCAAGGGTGACTACTCTGCAGATGTTCGCTATGGTATGCTTGCTGGTCTTAACCCAGCACAGGGACTTATCTTTATGCTCCAGGCTCTTGGTGGAGGACTTATCTCCAAGGATATGGCTATGCGTGAACTTCCATTCACCGTAAACGTAACCCAAGAACTTGAGAAAATTGAAATCGAAAATATGCGTTCATCACTTCTTAGTGGTATTACTGCGATGGCTCAGGCTATCCCAGCGATGGCTACATCAGGCGGAGACCCAGCATCTATCGTAACTAAGATTGCAGGAGTAATATCTGCACGTCAAAAGGGACAGTCTCTAGAAGAGGCTATCTCTAACGTGTTTACTCCAGAGCAGCCAGTTCCTTCTGCTGGGGCTGCAACTTCTCCTGTTGAGCAGCCGTCCCCTGCTCCAGGCGCGACCCCAGCAGGAGGCCCTTCTATGGGTGGCGGATTAGTACCGCCAGCACCAGCGCCAGACCTACAAACAATTTTATCTACCCTAAGTGGTAGCGGCAAGGCTTCGGGACGAGTTACAACAAGGGGATAAAATGACAACGCTGGTAGCGATACAAGGTGACGGTTGGTCGGTACTAGGATGCGATTCACGACTTAGTGATGAGCACGGACGTTTTCAGATTGCTAAGACACCAAAGATTGTAGAAAACAATACGATACTAATTGCTGGTTGCGGTTCATCCCGCTCAAGTAATGTGCTACATTATGGCTATGTACAACCTAAGCCAACACTTAAAGAAGACTTAAATACCTATATGACTACAAAGTTTATTCCGCAAATGCGAAAGAACTTTATAGATGCTGGTATTGATATGAAAGAGGACGGCGATGTTGCGCAAATTGATGGGGGATTCCTCGTCTCAGTCAAAGGGCAAGTTTTTTCGGTTTCTGAAGATTACTCTTGGGATACCGATGTTCGTAATGTATATGTTATGGGTACTGGCGGAGATGTTGCCCTCGGTGCATTGGCAGCGCTGGGTGTGGAAAAAGTAAAGACTGTAAATCAAGCAGAGAATATGATTCGTAAAGCGATTGCTATCGCAATTCGATATGATAATATGTGCTCTGAGCCAATTCATACATTTAAACAATACGCATAGGAGTAAACATATGGCTGAAAATAGAGGTGGCGCTAATGGCGGACCACAGTACAATCCAGCAAATGTTTCAGGTACTGGCGGAGCGGGACAAAGCGGCAACTATACTGGTTTTGCATACGGGCAGAATCAAACAGTAAATAATCAACGCATAGAAGGTAATCAGGCAATGGCATCGGCTCAAGCAGCAACACCATCAGCACCTGCATCACCTTACGAAGGCATCAATATGCCTCAACTAGGAACACTCTTTGACCCAACAACTCGCCCAGATGAACCAATCACAGCAGGTGTAGATTTTGGTCCTGGTCCAGGAAGCGAAGCGCTTTCAAGAAGCGTCGTAGCCAATACTCGCATTGATGAAAACGCAAAGATTGCGCAACAGTACTTGCCAGATTTAGCAATGGCCGCAAGGTCTCCAAACGCTCCAGATTCATTTAAGCGTTTTGTAAATTATCTTATTGAAAATAGCCAAGGGTCAAATACCAATGGCTGATGTTGCTTGGATGCCTGGCAGCCTTTTTGACAACATTGACAAGTTTGCAAACTCACTTGGCTACCAAAATGCAGGCATTGTTATGGAACTATCAATGATATCTTGGAAGTCTCCAGAAGAGAGAGACGCCTTTATTGTAAGCGTTACTGGTCAAGGCGCCCAGGGCGGAACAGAAAAAAATTATATTAAACGAAATTTTTAGGGGGTAAGAATGTCTTTATGGGATTCATTTCGTACTACCCTAGGTGTAGGTCTTAAAAACATAACAGGTGGCGGCTCTTACCTCAACGAAGAAGAACAAAAAAGAGAAGAAGAACTTACCACAACCATAAGAAACGCTCTTGATGGTATAAACAAAAAACTAGAATCTAATGCTCCAGGACGCGTTGCTAAGGCTGCAAGTAAAGCCACAGCAGACTTTCTCCTTAAAGGCGCTGTTCAGTTTAACGAAAAAATTTATTCACCGCTTATGCGCACAGTTTCAACTGGCGCCTTATTAACTGACTCAAAGTCTCCCCTTTATCAAAAGGGTCAATTTGAAGAAGGCTTTCAATTCTCTGATATTAAGGCAGCCTATGAGCGCAGCGAAAAAGTCTCTGCAGCACAGGCTTTAACTAAGTCTGATTTAATCCCACTTATTAATCCTCTTTCTAAATTAGTTCTCTCTACTGGAAAGATTGACCTTAATACTGTTAATTTGTGGAGTGACGAAAGCATTAAGCAGAACTTTGTTGACAATGCAGTTGGTCGCTGGTATACTGGTCTAGGCGATTTTGCCCTAGGTAACGTAGCCCTTGGTGCAGTAGGTAAAGTTGCTAGCGTTGGTGTTAAAGCCGTTGCAAAACCTGCTGGACTCTATACTAAAGGCAAAAGTGTTGATGCTTTGGCAGCCGATATGGAAACTGGCATTCTACACGCCAAGACAAACGGTCTTCAAGGTTCTCAAACCGTCTCAGGAAGCCACGCACTTTTGCTTGCTGGTACCAAAGACTGGGGTGTTATTGAGGACCTAGTCACCAAGTATAGCACTAACGAAAGATTGATTCCGATTATTCGGGAAACTACAGATGCAAACGTTGTTAAAGATATTCTTCTTGCAGACAAAGGTAACATTGCCGCGTTAGAGCGTTTAGCCGCTACATCAAGTGATAAACTATTTGATATTGCCGATGTTAAGTCACAAATACGCAACAAGGCTATTCAAGATGGTCAAATGCCTATGCCAACTGGTATTGCCGCAGTACGTTTAAAGAAAGCATTTGATGATGCTATTGCTAGCGACCCACAATTTGCAAGAGTTAGAGATGCATTCTTTGATTCAAAGGGCGAGCAACTTGTAGGCGGAAAAGCCTTTATGCCTATTGAACCCGCAGTTGGTGCTGCCGCACTAATCAAGGGCCAGAACGTAGTTCGTGGAATAAGGTCAACAATCCGCGGTAGAGAATATGATAAGATATCAGGATTTCTTGAAACTACAATTGGCACAACTGCTGGTGGCTTAGTGATGAAGGGTATACGCCTTGTAGGCCGTGGCACAGAATCACTTCCTGCTGGGTTTGTATCCCTATCAGGTATGCGCCCATTGCAGGCGCGTGTAGAACTTACTGGTTTCTTAAACAATATGAAGATGTTTAGAGATGGTACTGCTAAGGTTGAGGTTGCACCTAGAGTATTTGAAAAGGTTTCAGTTGTTCGTGCTCGTCTAGAAGATGAGTATATGAATACTCTTGGTAAAGGTTCTATTGCACAAGTAGAAGCGCTTAAATCAATTGATTCTCAGGTTGGCCGTATGCTTGCATACAAGGCTGGCATATATGATGATGCACAAATCAACGCCTATGTAGCGCGATTCCAAATGAACGTTAGCAAAGGTATGCAATCTGTTAAAGAAAATGGATTTGGCATTGGCTACGATGGAAACGTCACGCTTGTCCAACCTCAAACATTACGTCAGTTTGCAGAATCTTACCGATTTACACCTTGGGATGACATTGAGACCCAACTTAATATTGAGTCAGCAAAAGGACTTACGGCTCTCGGGCGTCGCGGTAATCGTGCTGGAAGAGATGTCTTTGGTGAACTAAATAAGGTATGGACATTTGACGTACTTGCTCGTCCTTCATACGCATTTAAGCAATCATTGTTTGAACCAATCATCAGCGTTGGTTTAGCGCAAGGCATTGGTTTTGTAAGAAACGAAATTATTGGCCAAGGCGCTAAAAGAGCATCTAAAAACTTTTACAACTGGTCTGCTGGAAAAATTAAAAAGAACGTTGTTAATAGAACAGAATATAAGGCTGTTGCCGCTAATGTAGCCGACAGGTCTGAAATGTTGCAGCAGGCTATTGCCGCTAAGAACTATGCAGAAACATCTGTTAATGACCTACTTAAGAACGCATCTCCAGCAACTAAGTCACAGCACCTATCTGCTGCTAGAAAAGAACTAAAAGCCATTGAAGAAGTTGTTGATGGTATAGAACTAGATTTACGTGATGCAATGGTTCCTTATGGAGTTACAGAAGCCGTACCTAGTATGGCAACCTTAGAACGCAGAATTGCATATCTTGAGTCAAACCCAGGTATTACCAAGAAAACTGCAGAAGTCAAGAAAGCCAAAGCAGCAATCAATAACTACAAGACAATAGTTAGCAAACTAGCAACTAATAAAAAAGTAATTATGGATGCTGATGATGCTGTTCAAAAAGCATATGTTAGTATTGATAGCGCGGTAAAAGAACTTGGTGAAGCAAGAGTTAGGCAAGCAGATGTATTTGGTAAGAGCGCGGCGTTTAAGAAGCGTTACTATTCAAAAGAAAAACATACCGTTGTTCTTGGTGGAACTCAACACCATATTGATTCTTTTATTGAAGAACAGACTGATGGAAGCCCAAGTAACTTTACTTCAGCGGTGCGCACAGAAACACAGAACGCTAGAACGCAACAGATTAACTTCTTAGGAGAAATGTCTGTTGCTGCAGGTGTTGCTGCAATCAAGCGTAAGATTCCTATGTCTAAAATTGGCGTTGGGGACCAGAACTATTTTGAAGAGTTAGCAGATATTGCCAATCGTCAATATCGCGGTGAGCCTCTTATGGACTTAATCTTTGCTGAAACTCCAGTAGAACAGATTTTAAAATGGGGTAATACCCCAACAGGAACAGCATATCTTAAAGCATTTGGAATTGTTGATGAAAAACAAATTTCTGGATACCTTATTGAAAAGGTTGAACTTGTCAAGCGTATGTATCCATCTTATGAGGCTCGCGCAGCAATCCTCAAAGGTGAGGTTACATCACAAAAACTAGAACAACTTCTTGCTCCTTATATTGATGAGTTGTATGATATTATTCCAACAAATCATAACTATGAAGCATTAACATTTGGTGTAAGCGGTGTTGCAAGCGCAGCACGCGGATACAACAAAATGATGACCAAGGTAATGAGTAAACTTGCAAGCGTTGAAAATCCTATTCGTGGTGCCTTGTTTGATAAGTTAGCAACTGAGAATGTTGCGCGACGAGCAGCATACTTAATCGAGCAGGGTGTCGAGATGACAACTACTCGATACAACGCCCTACGTCAAGCCGCAGGCCGCGAGGCTTTGCAGGAGATGGAAAAGACTCTTTATACAATTAATAACCCTAACCGTCTTATTAATTCACTTCGTGGAATTATAGCGTTCCCAGGAGCAAATGCTAACGCATTCTTGCGCTATGGTCGTCTTGCTGCAAAAAACCCAGTTCGTGCAGCAACTTTAGTTTCCAACTATGGACGCACATATACAACATTTGGTGTTGATGAGTTTGGCAATCAAACTGATGATATTAATAAAATGAGTCACTTGGTTGTACCTGGAAGCAAAGAACTAGGTATGGGTTCAAGGGGAGAAGGCATTAAACTTAGTGCTCAATCTTTAGGATTCCTTCTTAACCGCCCAGGACCATCATTTGTTACAAGTATTTCAATAGGTCAGGTAATGCAGAAGTTCCACAAATCAGAAGCAGAAGTTGAAGGACTTATGACCTGGGGTGGAACTAACTACTATAAGGTTATCTTCCCGTATGGGCCGCCTACATCAGTAAGAGATGCTTACACACCACCTTGGGTTAAGAACATAGTTAACTCTGGACCAGACTGGCAAAGAGAACTTGCAGCCAAAATATTTGGTCAGAGCGGACAAAGAGATTATTTAAGTTCTTGGAAATCTGTTTACAACTACAACGCAATGTTGGTTGAAATGGGAATCCAGGCTGATATGCCATCAGATGCAGAAATAGAAAAGCAAGTAAAGGGTCTATTTCGCGCTAAGTTCCTATCTACATTTGCATCGCCTTATGCTGGTATTCCTTACAAAATTGACAACAACCCAATGGCTCTTACATCAAGCCTGTACTATAAATTGCAAGAAAAGTACATAGCACAGGGCCTAGGCAACCAGGATGCACGCGATGCTGCTGGTGAAGAGATGCTATCCCTACTTGGGCCAAACTTTATGCTTGATAGGGTAACGTATACTGGTTCATCTAAGAACCTTAACATACCCGCTACAAGCGAAGCCTATGCACGTGTCTTTGAAGACAACGATGATTTAGTTGGAAGACTTGCTAATATTGAACCTGGCGAAATTGGCTTAGTTGGTTTACTAACTGCTGATTTAAATTATGACCCAGCAACTCAATCAAACAACATTCTAGCCCTTTTGGCTAATCCAAGTGCAACGCTTCCAGGAACAAGCAAAAACCTTAACGAACTCAAGATGACTCCACAGGAGATTGAGACTGAGCGCCTTAAGCAGCGTACTTGGAATCAATATATGGCTGCTAAGGCTGCCCTAGAAAACAAGATTACCGATGGCAAGACGCTACGCGCCCACCCAGAACTAAAGGCCGTACTAGAAAACCTTGCAGTTTCAGTATTTAAGGGACAGAGCCAAGCCTGGTATGACCAGTATCAACTTGCCCAGAGCGGTGATACTTCTTATAAGTATGCTCGCGCACTTGCAGAAATTACTAATGACAAGAAGTTTATGAGTAAAAATGGCAATAGCCAACTTTGGAAAGATACTCAAGAATTCTTAGATGCGCGTGCAATGTTTGTACAGGTTTACCAAATGCTACCAGACTATGACCCACGTAAAGCAAGACTATCAGATAATTACAATGCTTGGATACAAGCAAACGTTGGACAATGGGATGGTAACTTAAAAACTATTATTACACGATATTTTGATAATGATTCCTTAAAGGCGGTTAATTAATATGGCTCTGACTAAAGACGAAGCGTTATTTGACAAAAATAGCAATGGCGTTCTTGAGCCATCCGAAAAACAACAGATGGATACTTTGGGTGCATATCTTAACGTAGATTCGGTAAATACCACCAATAACGCCAAGTCTGGCACAGATGTAACAACCAGAAAAACCAAGTTAACTACAGAGTCAGCCCGCGCCCTTATGGAGACCGCAGCAGAGTCTGCGGGCTATATGGGCAAGTTTTCAACTGAAGACATTACGCAATTTATAAAAGAATTTGATAATGAACAAAAACTTCAAATTGAAAAAGTAGTTACTTCTACCTCTCAAAAGGTGACTCCTGGTGGAACAACACCTGGCGCAATTGACAAAACTTTAGAAAGTACTTCTAAAACAGAGTACCCATCATTCTTCAACCCACTTCAGTTTGCATCTGATTGGGTATGGAAGAAGATTAGTTTTAAAGACGAAACAACTTTAGGGCCAAAATCCCTTGCCGTTTTAGCACAAGTTCGTGGTTTGGTTGATAAGTTTCAACTTATGGGCGTTTCTGACCAGGAAGCAAAAGATGCTGCCTACTTAATTGCCAAGGGCGACAAAACTCTTGATGAGTATGCCGTAGAACTACAAGGTGCGGCTGCTATCGAATACCCACAGTTTGCAGATAGATTTAAGAAGAACCCTAAATTGACAACCTACGACATTGCATCTCCTGTAATCAATATGATTGCCGAGACGTTAGAAGTTGACCCTGGCACTATTAAGATGAATCATCCAGTTGTCCTAGCCTATACACGTTCTGCTGGTGCAGATGGCAAGGGCGTAGCGCCATCATACTATGATTTACTGCTTAAGACAAAGCAACTGCCAGAGTATCAAAAAACTAAACAAGCAAATGATGAGGCTCGTTCTTCTGCAGAGTCGCTTACTAAAGCATTAGGATACGGACTATAATGGCTACGAAACCAGTAAAGCAAACAGCAGCAGCCTCTGCGGCAGCGCTAGGGCTTCCTGCTTCAGTATTAGCCAAGCCAACACAAACTGCTAAGCCACCGTTGCCAAAGCCAGTACCTAAGCCTATAACACCAAAGCCTGTTGCACCAAAGCCTGTACCAGGAGTACCTAAGACTATTGCAGCAACGCTAGCCCAACTTGAAAAAGAAAGTGCAGATGCCACAGCGGCTGTCCTTGCTGCAGGTGCAGAAGCAGAAGCAGCGGCTGCGGCAGGAGATGCAGCAGTCTCCGAAGCCAAAGGTTTTAAAGCGGCTGGAACAGTTTTACGCTATAAGCCAGGAAAAACACCTGGACTTCGCATTCCAGTATATGCTGATGGTTCTGGCGGAGAATTTGACGGAGAAGAAGTCCCTGACCCAATAAATGCAGGAAGTACTGGTTTTACACCTACGGGTGTGGTAACTCTTGCTTCAAATACGTTTGCAAATACTGTTGCCCTTTTGATGGGTGAGTTAGAAGCAGGTCAACCTTGGGTTGAAGAATTGCGCGTGCTTACACAAGGATTTATAAATACTGGTTCAGATGTTGATACAGCAATAAACTTAGCCTTACGCGATGCAAAAGAAAAAGGAAAAGCATCTAAATTTGTACAACGATTTGATGCAATCTTTAAGTTACAAGATAGACTCAATAAGGGAGAAGCGGTACAAGTTCCAACTATTGCAGACTATGTACAGTCAGAAATAGCACTTGGAGATGTATTCCGCAATGTAGGTTTAGGTGAACTTGCAACCCAAGAAGTAATGTCAAAAGTTTTTGGTGATGCAAACAAATCAGTAGCAGAAGCAACGGCAATCATTTCAGATATTTTTGGAGCAATAGATAATGCACCTGCGGCTCTTAAAGCCGACTTGCAGGTTCTTGCTCCTGGAGCAGATAGAACAGCCATTGCCAAAGCGTTACTGCTTGGAAAAGATGGCATTGATGCGTTAACAAAGAAAGTTGCTAATATTTCACAAGTATCAGCCGCTAAATCACAAGGCATTACACTTGATGAATCAACTGCAGCAGACCTTGCGGCAGGAGGCGAAACTTACGGAACCTCACTTGGTAAGTTTGCCACAGTTAAGCAACTAGAGCGTGGACAAGCCCTTGGTCGAATGAGCAATATTGGGTTTACACAGCAAG